TATTAATATCCTCCTAGATATCTGAATACTGTCCCTAGGGTTGTCGACTATACGCGTCAGCATTCATCATTAATTAAAAATGTATAGTGTCAATAGTATATGTTATTTTTGAGTAGAGTGCAAGAGATCCTAAGGTATTTATGCATTTCAGCAATGTAGCTTTTGTCTAAGTTGCTACAGAAACTTGTGGAGCGACGCCATCAACTTGATTTTGTCTGTGGGCAATAGCTGCTTCTTCTAGCTTGATATCAGTAATGACTCTTTTAACTTTGTCATCAATTCTAACCATCTCAAGAGTATATCTATTATTATCTAGATGCTCCTGTTGCCACTTCAACTCCAAGGACCATTTTTGTTTGTACAGGTCTTGTATCATCTATAACCTCCTCATAAGTTATTCGATTTGTCCCAGTATTATAGTTGTTTCCGAGATACTCCCATTTTATACTCTTTTGTCCTAGTTTGTCAAGTATTGCTTGTTCAACACTTTCAGCCGTATCTTCAACATGCTCAATATCAAATTTTGCATGATGACTATAGGCCCAGATATTTATGGAAGTTTTTTTCATTTACACACCTTGTTGTAGTTAAAAAAAGGGCCGTTTTTAGGCGGCCCTTTAAATTATTTATTATGCTCCTGGAGAACCGAAGATTCCTCTTGGGTCCGAGAAACCAAATACGTATCTCTCTCTAGCTTTGTATCTAACGTTACCAGTATCGAAGTCGCCTTCCATAGTAGTTTTGATAGGTGATCTGCTAAAGTGCTTAAGACCATTTGGTACATCAGTTTTGATGAAGAAAGCATCTGTGTCAGTTAAATAATGATTAACAGTATAACCTTCAGGGATCATTCCCATGTTGTTAAGTGCATTAAGATCATTATCAGCTGTTCCAACTCTGCCTTTAGTGTTCATCAGTCTATCAGCTGTAAATTGTAAGTTAGATGGAATTACTAATTTCATTCCTCTAGCTGCAACTTTTAAGCCTCTTTCGTCTGTGTACGCTGCGATGTCGATCAACGACTGCTCAAGAGAAGTTTCATTTAGATCAGCATTAACTGTTAATCTATTTGAAAAAGTTCCCGCAAGTGTTGGGTGTGCTGTGCTTATTAAAGATACACCGTCTCCACCAGCAAATGCTGCATTGAACGCATTGTTCAGTACTGCTGCACCTTTGATGTTTTTAGTAGACGCCATAGATCTTGCTAGTGCTTTTGTATATCTAGACGCTAGTCTGTCATACAAATTATCCTCAATCGCTTCTTCAGTGATTGCGAACGCTAGTGCGATCGTTTCGTTTGTGTATCTTGCAGTGAACGTTTCTTGTGCATCGTCAAACTGAATGCCTTGGCCTTCAGCTTTAACTGCTGCATTTCCGAAACCAGATAACATCACTTCTTCTTCAAACGCTCTGTCTGAAGATTCTGTGTCGAAAATCTCTTTTGTTTCATCTGCATATTGTCTGTACTCAAGTCCAAATAGTGCATTTAGACCTGGCTCTAGTTCTTTAACTAGTTGTGCTCTTGATATTGCCATGTTTATATTCTCCTATTTAGGGTTAGTTCAAGTACGCGCTTGCTTGAGGGTTAATAACAACGATAAGATCTGCACCAGCGACTGTAACGTCTGACTGATCCATAACATTTGCTGATCTTACAATTTTCCACATATAGTTAGCTACGCCAGTAACTGCAACTCCACTTAAATCTAAAGTAGAATCAGATTGACCATTTACGCCTGCACCAACTGAATTTAAGTTGAAACCATTGTTAGTCAGTCCGTTGAAGCTAGCATTAGTTAATGCTGCGTCAGCTCTTACTGTGTACTCTTGTGCAGGGTTAGAGTTTGCAAATGCTGTAATATTTGCACTACCCGTGTTGTAATCAACTGAAGTCAATTGACCTGCATTCAAACCATTAGTCCATGAAGGTTTTCCGTTTGCGTCAACAAAAGTTGCGCCATTGAAAACACCTAAGACTTTGTTTGTGTTTGCTCTATTGTGTGCCCATCCTACGCCACCTTGTACACCATCTGTCATAGCCAGTGCTGAAGTGTCTTGGATAAATCCAAGAGAGCCGTTACCTGCTGCAGTTTGCATTGCGACAGGGCTTCCTTTTTTGATAGCAACATTAGTTGCTAAAGCTTGAACTAAGAATTCAGACTGACCACCTGTAGCTGGAGTATTTCCAACTGCCATAGTCTGTCTGCATCCATAGCCCGCTGTTTGTGCGTTTGCCATATTTTTTGTTCCTTGTTATATATCTACCCCGAAGGGTCGATACGATTAATTTAATTTGTTGGTCCTAGAATTATTTTTTAGTACCACCAAAAGTTACTCGCGATTGCCTATCTTGATTGATCGGCATGCTTGGGTGCTGTTCCTTAAGTAAATCGTTATTCACTGCTACATCTCTTTCCATATTTTGTTTTGCAAAATATGCTTCACGAGATTGCGCGATTTCTTCGGCTATCCTTGCTAGCACAAGGCCACCCACTCCAATTACCCCTGCGTATTTACCTGTGTCCATGACTGGATAATCCATGTCAGGATATTCGTCAGCTCTCACTAACTCCCATCCTTCTCTTAGTTTACCGGCAACGTTTTTAGTGTCGTCAAAACCAAGAACTTCTGTTCTTATCCATCTGTGTCTGAACCCATGTGGCGCATCTGGTGCATCAAGTGAGTTGGGTGGAGTCCACGTAGTTTTTTTAGCTGTCTTAGCTCTAGTAGAACTCGCACGTGAGGTTTTTATTTTTTCATTTTCCATAGACTTATAATCCTTCCGTGATATTTAATTGTTTCGCATAGTCTTCTAGCGGCACACCTAATCTTTTAGCTATTGCTACCTGTGATGGTGAGAGTTTCACAGTCTTTTTGCGTCCTGTCGTGGCTGAACGATTAGCCGATGCTACATTTTGAGCAGGTCTTGCTCTTTTTGTAGTTGTATCCGCTATCTTATCAAACTTATGTGGAAATTCAAGTCTTATTCTTGAATCAACTTCCTCATAATATTCGTTAGATTTAGGATCAAATCCTTCTTCCTCTACTAGCTTTTTATGTATATCAAAAGCCGTATAAGTCATTGCAGAATCATTACCAAACCAACTATTTTTAGAAGCCCAATCTTCAGCTCTAGGATCAGATTGTTGTTGTTGCTGTGGCTGTCTTTGTTGTGGATTTATATTCACTTCTTTTTGTCTTGGAGCAACATCTTGTTCCGCAACTTTTAAAGAATTTAATCTAGCATTTTCTACAGATAATGTAGCTAATTGTTCTTGTGCTGAGATTTGTGCTTCTACATCTTGAGATTCAATAGCATTTTTAAGAGCTAGTTTTGCTGCTGCTAGACTAGTCGTAACTCTACTTTCAAATTCAGATACATAAGATTTATCTAATTTAGATAATCTACTTTCTGCTTGATTTTTTTGATGAGTAACATTTTGAGCATAAGTGACAGCTTCTTCTCTTTGTCTCTCTGCTTCTCTCATTTTACGAGTTAATTTAGCAATACGTTTTTGAACACCATCACTATAATCTTTTAACTCATCTTTTTCTTCTTCGGGTTTTTTAAGTTTAACTTCTCTTTCGTTTTCAAAAGATTTGTCTTCTGGAACTTGTTCAACTTCTATTTGTTCTTCTACAACTTCCTCTTGTTTTACCGGTTCTCCTTTGTCGTCTAAATTAATATCTGCTCCGACTGTTTCGCCTACGTCAATTAATTCTTCTGATGCTCTTATATCGTCTGGCATAGTTTCTCCTATGTGGTTAAATTAAATGAAGAAGAGATTCGGGATCTTTTACAGTTCCTAAAACTTCATCATCGTTAAGTATTCGCACTTCTCCACCTTCTATTGGTAATCTTGAACCCGCATAACGAGCAAAGATAACCCACTCTCCTTTTTTACACCAAGGTTCCTCAAACTTATCTTTATCTTTATAAGCTAATGGTCCCATTTTTAAAACATAACCGCAAGTAGTTGCAATTCGTGCTTTATCTAAAGTTTCTTGTGAAAACAATATTCCACCTTTTGTTTTAGTTTTAGGTGTAAAAGGTAAAACTAAAATTCTATATCCTGATGGATTAGGTAATTCATCAACTGTATCAACTCCAATATTTTCTGGACTCAATGGTTCCGTTTCAGGGGGTAAAGTTTTTTTCTCTTCTTCGTATTTTTCTTGAAGTCCAAGTTTAATTTTTGGTACTTCCTTTGCCATCGCCGATGTCAATAATGTTTCCTTGCTCATTTTTTTGCTCCTTAGGTTTTAGCAGGTTAGAGATATCCTGTAATGTTAGTTGTATTCCGTGCGCTTGTCCTACTAGATATCGGTATTTTTCCATTGTGTCAACCCCTCCAGCTAAAAGAGCGTCTCCTATATCTTGTAGTCTTAATTGTAGTGATTTTTGTGTTTTACTTATTATTAGTATATCGTCCATCTTCTCTCCTTATAATTTAAATTGTTGCAATACTATTAATTTTTCTTCAGCATTTGCAATTTTTTCTATTTGTTTATCTACTTCTTCTATGTGTTGTGGATGTTCTCCAATACCTACAGAATTTTCTAAGTAAATTTTAAGTGTAGCATCTGCTTCAGATATCTGTGCATTATATCTATCTTCCAGTGCCGTTAATATGGCTTCTCTCATATTATCTTTTTTAAAACTTTAGCTTGGCTTGCATGTAATTTAGAAGCTTTCTTTAAACCTTTAATTACTTTTTTAACTTTTTTAACTTTTTGTTTTTTCATTTCTTAGCCACCTTATCTTTGTTAGGACCTTTTTTAATTATATAGTCTTGAGTTCCATTAGCACCTGCATTAACTTCTTTTTTTAAATGTCTAAATAAACTCATCTCTTTGATTTTCTTATAGTTGTTTTTTAAAAAAGTTTCAAGGAGTTTTGTATCCCGCATTTAGCAGTCCCATTTTCTAAGAGATTTATTTATTCTGCTGTTAGGATCTCTAGCTGTTTTAGCCGAAGTTAATTTCTTTTTCATTCCACCCATTCTTGCACAGAATGATTTACGTCTAGAACTTGTTTTAGATTTTGTTGGGGCTTTTAATGTGCCACCTTTATAGCTTGCTCTACCTTTAGCGTTTAACCCACCGGATTTAGATTTGCCTTCTTTTCGTGTCCATGCGGCACTAGCCATTACGCTTTCTTTTTAGGTTTTTTAGCTGTCTTAGCTGATCTTACAAAATTAGCTTTTGTTGGTGCACCTTTAGCTCCAGGTTTTCTCATACTCTCACCTGAGCCTGCAGCGATACGTTTACGTTTAGCGTGAATATTTGCGTATAGTCCTGGTTTAGCCATTGTGTACCTTTCCACAGTCTTTACAGACGTCAATAGTTACTGGATTAGTTTCTATGTTTGCACATTTACATCTTTTACCAAAAACTTTATCTACTAATTTAGTATAAACAGTTCTGATAATTTCTAATGGCCAACATAAAAAGTTTTTCATTATTTTATTTTTCCACCATCTTTTTTAAAGCCCATTTTATTTCTGACTTTTTTAGGTAGTTTTCCTAGTGATTTTTTCTTTGCTGCTGGTACTGCCTTTAAAGTTTTACCACCATCTTTATACATAGATCTTGTTCCGTAATCGTTTCTCATAATAGTTGCTCCTTACTTTTGTTTTATTAGATTTGTTGCCTTAAGTCCATAGACGCTCGCAATGACACCTACAAAAATTGTTTGATACCAAATTGGTAAATTTCCAAAGTGCAGAAAGAATAACTCCATTTTCTCCATATGTACAGGATTATCCGACCAGACACTCCATCCCAACATTACGATTGGCACCGAAAGTAAAATCAAAATAAATTCGTCTTTCCAATCTGATTGTCTAGATTCTAAAAGTTTTCCTTGGTAAGCTTCCTCACCAGCGGCCATCTTAGATGCATGCATAAGCTGTGCATCAGACATAGCCATTTTCGTTCTCTGTTTGTTAGCGTAAATTTTACTACCAGCAGAAACGGCTAATTTAATTGCCGAGATCCACATATTAGTACCAAGTAGCTTTTACAGGTTTTTTGCCAGCTCTCATTGCTTTAGTTCCTTTAACAGTCACAGTCTGTGATTCAGTACCACTAGTCATTTCGATAGTTTTACCGCCTGTTGAATAACCATCCGGACCACAACCAAGTTCTTTTTCGATCTTGACGTCGTCGTTCATGAAAGTTGATCCTCTTTGCCAATCTTTACTCATAATTTTCTCCTTAATGATTTATTATACTTAATTTTTCTTAAAGTTTCTACCAAAATCGAATCTTTTACTAGCAATAGACATTTCTTGTTTTTCTAAAGAAGTATCTGCTCTTAAATTAGCCAATTCTTCGTTTTGTTCCAGTTTTTCATCGTGATGTGTGTCATTCATTAACGCTTTCATCTTATCTATCTCAGTTCTACTGTTATTATAAGAGTTTCTATCTTCATTTTCTTTAGCTTTTAAGTCTAATTCTCTAGATTTAATTTTAATCAATGGATCTCCGCCCGCTTCACTACTAATCTTATCTTCTTCTTTAGCATAGTCCATAGTTAGCTCTGCAATTAGAATAGCTTTTCTTGCTTCTATTTGATTTGTAAGTTGTTGTACTCTTTGTTGCATCTGCATAGCGTTAGGATCTTGCATTGCTGCAGGATTTTGCATTAACGGTTGTAGTTGTTGTTGAATTTGTTGCATCTCTTGTAACTCTTCTACAAATTCTATTTGAACTTGCTCTTGAGCCATTAAACTAATGTGTTCTAAAATATTTTTTTGCATTGCAGCCATTGCCATAGGACTATTTTGTACCATAGAGATAGACATGAAACTTAAATGCGCATCAATGTGTGCTTTGTGATCTTGTCCACCAAATGCTTGAAAAGGTTTTCCAGATAAAGACATAATATGTTCTAAACTCGGATCCATTGGAATTGGTTTAGCTGGTGGGGGTAAAATTGCATTAACGTCTTTTACTCCTAACGCATCATACATAGATCTATATGCTTGATATAGATTATGTAGTTGAGGATTTGATTGCGCTAGTTGTAATTGACTTTGTGCCAAAGAAATTCTTTGAGTTTGAGAAAAAATGTTTGGATCTGCAACTGGCAGAACATCTATCTTGTCATCAAAGTCGGCAACTTTAATTTGTCGAGCTGCACCAGGTACATCATAAGGATATACAGGTGGTAAGTAAGTTTTAAATACTTCAGCCAACAATTTAAATTCTGATTTCATTCCAACATATAATCTTTTATGGATTGCAGACATTACACGAGAACCACGTTCAAGAAGAGCAACAGTTGTACCAACTGCAGCGCCTTGATTTCCATCACCAACTTGCATGTCAGCAATACTCGCAAATCTTTGTCCAGCATCAACTACTACACCCATTAATTGTAATAAAGTTTGGTCTGGTCCTTTAAAAGGTAGTTGCATAAATTGATCTTTAATATTTCCACCAGGAACATCTACATCTCTAAATTCTCCAGGCTGTAATGGTTGTGCATCGTCTCTCATTCTAACACCTCTGGTTTTAAAACCAGCGGGTAAGTTAGCTAAAGTTCCTGCATCTAATAATTGTCTTAATGCAACAGTTGCAGTACGTGATAATCCACCGATCATGTGAATTAAACCTAAACCATAAAAACCTAAACCAGGTAAAAATTTAAAATGTACAAAATAACTTATTTTTTTCTTTAATGGATCTTCTTCTTTAAAATTTCTTCTAATAGATAATATTTTACTATTCGCTTCATCGATAGTTACAATGTAAGGTAATTTAATTCCTGTTGGTTCTCCATCTTCTGGATTAACATCCTCAAAACCTTCTAAATCTAAATCAACATGCATTTCTAAAATAGTAAACATATCTGCAGAACCGTTTGCTTGAATACCTTCTAGTTCTAGTTCTTTTTCTTTTAATGCATTTTGTTGTACAGGAGGATCACCAAGATCAATGTCTTTATAAAAACCATTAATCTGTTGTTTACGTAAATCATTCTCTGAAATTTTAATTACATGAATAATTGCTTCTGCATCTTCTAATGAAGTTGCACTATAAGGTACAACTAAATCTTCAGAGGGAATAAATTTAGATACTGCTCTACCTAGTAAATCATCATAGTAAACTTTTTTAAAAGTAGAACCAGACAGGGGTAGGTAAAATAACATTTGATCAAATTCAGGTTCATACTCTTTCATTTGATCCATAATTTGATAATTCATAAAATCTTTAACTCTTTTAGATTGTTCTTCTTTTTCAACTGTAGTTGCTCCTAAAATTTGAGTTCTAACAGGACCATCTGCTGGTAATAATTCTTTGTAAGCTTGTGCTTGAAATTGTGTAACTGCTTCTGCTAATACTGGGTGAGTAACTGAACTAGCTCCTCTAAAAGGTTCTGTTCTAGTTACATATTTAAAACCTAAAAGGTTTAAACCTTCTCTATAACTTTCAGCCCATTCTGATCTTGCTTCTTTATAATTTGTAAATTTTTCCATTAGCTCGGATGCCATGGGGTCTGTCACACTATCTTCTAAAACTTCTGCTATATTATCAAAATGACCAACACTTTCTGCTTCAGTAGCGTTTGGGTCAAAAGAAACTTCTGCTCCACCATCTTCAGTCATGTCTATTTCAACAGGTCCTTCAGGGGTATCAATTACTTCTGCTTCTTTTACTTGTTCAATTTCAATTTCTTCACCCAATGCATCGGGATCCATATTTGGTAATGATTTGTCTATAGTAGCCATAGGGATATTCTATCTTCTTTCAATTAATGTTTCAACACCTGCTTTACTCTTAGCAGGCCTTGGTTTAGTTGTCAAACCAATGATACCACCATCGGCTTGTTTAGTTCTTTTAGTGTTTTTAAATATTTCTATAATTTCATCATTGCCTTTGCCTTTATTCATCATTTTAAAAGCCTCATCTAAAGTAGCTAGTACTTCAGCTTTTCTTTGTGGGTTATCATCAATTAAAATTTTTTTAATTAAATCATCTGAAATTCCCGGATACTTTAATTTTATCTGTGCTGCTTCACCATTTTTAGTAAAATTCATCTCATCTAAATCAATCATACCTTGACTGATATCTATATCTTTCATTTGATCCATTTGCGTTCCAAGATCAAATGTAGATAGTTCTTCTATCTCATCTCTTGTCATTAATCTTTTATCACCACTTTCTTCCATAACTTCAAGTTTTTTTTCTAAAAATCTTTTTCTAGCTGGAGACTTGTCGCCTGCCACAGGATCTAATTTACCCATTTTAAATTGATTATACATATATTCCATTTCAGAATTATGTTCTTTTAATATAAATTCTAATTCTTCTATGGTTTCATCTCCATAAACAAAAGTGTTTTCAGAATCATTTAATATGTCTGCATAATAGTCATAGTCAATATTACCGTCTTCATCAAATTTACCAGGCTTACCAAAGTTTTGCATTTTGTTTCTAACAATTGATTTTTCAGGTGTTGGTATATTTGCAAAAGGTAAACCATAAGGTTGTTCTTCTGTAACAGTTTTAATAGCGTCATCACCAAATTTACTTTTAATAGCTTTTAGTGCTGCTTGTAATGCTCTAGGAAGTCCGCCTCTAGCAAGTTCTACTCTGCCCCCCATGGCAAATTTTTTCTTGTTAATAAATTCTTCTAAATTTGTAATACCACCTGTAATACCTTCTTGTTCTTCTCTACCCATAGGTCCATAGACTTCTTCAGCTTCAAATATATCAGAAACAGTTTTGCCTTTTGTAGATTCATCCATTGTATTTACTTTTTGCATCATAGATTTTGTACCTGAATCTGCTTCAAACAATACTGTTGTATCTCCACTAGCTTTATCTACTTCTACTAAAATATCAGCTCTGTCTGGGTGTTTAAAAGTAGCTATTCTATCTGCTTCGCCAACTTGTGTACCTTCATCCATAACTTTTTTAATAACAGAATTAAAAAAATCCATACCCATACTTTTACCTTGTGCAATACCTTCACGCACAGGAGCAGATTTAAATACGTTTAAATATTTTCCCAATGCCGGTGTTGCAGCCAATACGCCAAGGGCTTTTATAAAACTTCGTCTATTCATCGTTAAATAAGTTGTATATCATACCTTCTTCGTTTTGATAATT